CAACTCTTCTTTGGCGGGTAAACTTGTTCCTTCGGGGGCGTTTCTTAATATCCCCGCATTACTGATTTCGTACCCGTGGAATAACATAAAATCCGACATTGCGTAATGAATTAACATCGGTTGAATGTAATCGTTTACCAGTGTTAAATTATTTCCCGCTAACACATTGTTTTGAACATCCGTTAAAATGCGGCGATACAATTTTGTACCTAAGATTTCTTGCACCTGAATGTCTTGGGCAATTTTTACAAATGGGGTTACCTTGTCAATGTCGACGTTCCCTTGTAATTGGGTGTACTTGAAAAGGTGGTCCTTTGTTATCAGTAAAACATTATCGTTAACGTACATCTTATTTATTTTTTAAACTTCCCCCGTTTGGTAAATCTTTGGTTTTGGTACTTGCGATATCCCAACTTGGCGGGTTAAAAGGCACACCCGCTGAATCCGCACTTTGATTTGAAACACGCTTATAATTATCTTGAATATCTTTTATGCCTTGGGCTTTTTCCTCAGGTGACAACGGCAAGAACGCTCCGCCATTTCCTTTACGTTTACGCATATAGGATAAACGATACCATTGATGGTGGCAATTAACACCGCCTTTGTATTTCCATATGGAATAAGTCGACTTTCCACTTGGGGCAAATTGTCCGTTTATCCCTTGGTCACCCATCGTATCAATATCCTCACGTCGATATACGACACCTAACTTGGCATTAGCGACCATATCCTTGCAAAACTGACGGCTATTACCCGCCGTTTGCATTGGTGCGTAACGATAACGAATTAAATAAACGCCCTTATCATCCTTGCTTTTCTCTTCGGGTTCTGCAAAGCGTTTGAAAAACTTATATTCCCCTTCGGTATCTGCATCGGTTACAACTGCCTCTTCAATTAATTCGTACTCTTCACCAATTACCTCGCCCTTAGTTTCCAAATATTCCAACCAATCCGATTCGGCTTCGGCGGTAAATTCGGGCTTATCAGCACTTAAGTTCAATTGCTTAACTTTATTCTCGGCCCAAGCGATTCCGCTTTCACCACCCCAAGCATCCCACATTAACCCGCCGCATCCTTTTGTATATGGCACGTCTTTATTTTGTTGATGCCGACGAAATGATGCCATACGCTTTACGGTTTCCTCGGATATGGGTTCCTTGTTTGCTAATTGGTGCGCCCTTGCCTTGCCTACATTTGTGCCGCAATCACCCCACCCGTTATCCATTACCCATTTTAACGCCCTTTTTGCGTTGTTTGAGGCACTTTCGGGATAGTCAGTGAATGATTCCGCCAACTCAGTTTTTTTAAAGCCGTATTCCTTTTCTTTGGTTTCGGCATCCATTGTCTTCCCGCTTAAATCGGTGAACTCCAAAGGCTGCAAAGTCTTGAAATAAATATCTAAGTTGTACCCGTTGTAATTCATTACCTTTTGTACCCCGTTTAATAAAAGGCGTTGGAATGGTCGAATAACCGTGTTATCAAAAAATATGGATGCAGTCTTTAGTTCCTCGGCATTATTTCCGAACCCTGAATTATCCTTAATACCTAAAAGCATTGGGGAGGTAATTCGGTGGGCTACCATAATTTTGGTACTTGATTCCGTACTTAAAAATTGGTATTGATTGTGGGCATCTGACAATTGAACGGGTGTGATATCGGCTTTGGATTCCACGTTATCATTAAACGAAAGAATAAACTTACCCGCATTTGATGAACCGCTGAATTTGTTTTGAATTTGGGCCTCAATCATATCCTTAACCTCTGCGGGTGGTTGCCCGTTGTTGAAGTTAATCAACATCGATGGGGCAAGACCATTCATAATGTTATTTATATGGTAGTTTGCTATTTCAATCTCAAGGTTTGCGTATTGCGTACCACCTTGATAGTCTACGGGTGAAAAATAATAGTTACCAGTGCTATAAGGTTTGCAAACTAAAATACATTCGGTTGCGCTTTCGTCAAATCCAAACGAATCAAAACGTTTGGGCTTTTGGCCTCGCTTTAATTTGGACCAATCAGGGGCAAAATAATAACCTCTTATTTCCCCATTCTCATCGCATCTTTCGGGGCGTAAAGTTTGAATTGGCCAATGGTGAGCGGCTACATACTTTTTGCGGTCTTTGGACTTTACCAAATGCAAAGCATATTGCCCAAGCATCTTTAAATCCATTGCACAATTGCGTAAGCAGTCATCTTGGAATACCTTTTTCAAATCAAGGTAACCCGCCAAATGTCGGTCCGCTTTTACCACTTCCAACCCTTCGCCGTATATCATATCCGATATACCTTTGATGGCCGAATTGTTGGTCGGGCTTCCGTAATAAAGGTCGATTAAATATTGGTAGTAATTGTTATCTTCCCCGTATTCAACCCATTCCTTATTCTTTTGCTCTATGACTGCGGGTGTTGTGTAACTCGCTAATTGTATTAACTTAATGCTCATATTTGTATCCATTGTGGGGCCACTACTGCGACCTCTTCCCATTCTTTAAATGACTTATTGATATTTGTGCTTTCGTTACTCCAAGTGGCTAAATATTCCCATTTCAAAACATCCTCATAAAGCACCCGAATTAAAATTGTATCCAAATCTTCCGCCACGTTTGCAATGGCCGTAAGCGATGGCGTTAAAATGGTAATTTTAGAACCTACCAAAACCACATCCCTATCCGCCTCGACTAAAGTCTTGGTATTTTTATGCCAAAACTGGATGTTGACTTGAGAATTTGCGGTATCGGCGATTAACTTAAATCCGTCTTGTTGCAAAATTGCAAATCCGTCTTGCTGCAATAAAAAACTATCTGCACCGCCGCCACTCGTTGCCACGTCTTCAAACGAAACAAACGGGAAAAAACTTATTGATGTGGTGGCAGAATTGACAATCATTATTTAAATAACGTAAAACGTGAATGTCGTTTGCTATATATCAAAAAAGGGGCAATAAAGCCCCCTTAATGAATGGAAAACGAACGATATTTAGGAAGCGGAAATAGTTACAACCGTACTCATATCGGCGTAACTTTCTGCGTCAACAATTGCCTTCGGTAAAGTTTCCATACCTATCAAGGTAACGGTATTCAAACGAGCATCACCCATTTGCGTACCCCAAGCCTCAACGTCGGTTGTGGCATCCATACCTTCAACGGCACCCAACAAAGTAAAGACGTTGTTTCTATCCCAAGTTATTACCCTCCAACGGCCTTTGGTCAACGTGTCGAATAATTCGGCATCCGTGTCCGCTTGGGTTGGTGTGCTTCCGCTTGGCTTTAAAGACAAAGTCAAAGTCTGAGTGTAAGCAGTTGTGCCGTTATCTCTTGACGTTGCTCCGCTAATTTCCAAAGTGCTTAACCCTTTCAATTCGAAAAAGTAAGCCGTGCTTTTTACGGGTGTAGGTGATGCCCCGTTATTGATTGATAGCACCAAACCACTTGCATCCTTTGACACAACGTCACCAAATGCGTATGGTACTAAAAATACTCCTCTTAAACCTCCCGCAAATTCCTTGCAAGGTTCGTAACGATTTGCTAATGTATTACAAGCCATATTTTTGTTTTATTAAAAAAGGGAGGGGCAATCCCCTCCCCCTTTGTTAAATTTATCTATAAAGACTAATTAAGCAATGTTAAGAATTACTTGTTGAGTCGGGTTTGTCGCAAGGATACCGCCCGTAAAACGCATAATCACACGCACGTTTTGTGAACCATCGATATCGCTCATATCAATCAACTTAACTTCGTTGGTGTCGCTCAATAAGCCCGTTCCAAAGTGTAAGTCAGATTTCAAACCTAACACACAATCGAAGTCATTTAAGCCTGGACACATATGAACGGGGATACCGTTGAAATTCATTGGTTTTTCACCTACAAAGAATTGGAAGTTGAAGTTACCAACGGCCAATGCTGCTTGGTAAGCCTTCATTGTGCTTGGTCCAACGTAGTAAGCGAAACCTTCTTTGCCATACAATGCAGCGGGGGAAGCCGCCAACATTGCTTGTAAACGAGCAACCACGTTTGTTTGGTCAGTTGCACCCGTACCCGTTACGGAAATGGCTGAATTGTCAGCAAGGAAACCGAACATACCATCTTGGCCCGCAGTAATTGCAGAATCATAGAAAAGGTTTGATTTCCAAATACCCAATTCAATAGATTGAGATACCTCAGCGGCTACTTGAGCCAACAAGAACTCTTCAAAAGAAGCGGGCAATTTTTCGTATGCGCTGAATCCCGCCTGAGCCGCTTCCCAAGTAGTGCGTAAGTTGTTCTTACACAATTGTAAGTTAACTTGCTTCTCGGTGGTAGTCAAAACGTATTCGCCCAAAGTCACTGAACTGCCATCGGTAAAATCGCAAGTTGCATCGGCAACAACGATTGAATTCTGCCAGTTACGGATTACTTGCTTAAAAGCAACATTCGGGTGTACGGTGATTAAATCTTTTGCCAAAGTTTCGCCTGAAAGCAAAGCGGCTGCGATGTACTTGTTACCAAAATTACCCGCATATGTATTTGGGGAAATGGTTGGCCCTGATAAATTAATTTTTCTATTGTTCATTTTAGTGGTTTTTTTAAAATAAGGAATTAAAAACTCGGTCTTGAATGGTCTCGTTGCGCTTTGCACCAATCTTAAATTGGAAATCTCTTTTAACTTCCGCATCAGGATTAAATTTGGTATGCTCGGCGGGGGTTTCGTTTAATTGGCGTTTTAACTCTTCGTTTTCTGCGGAAAGTTGAACATTAACGGCCTCCAAATCTTTGTTGGTTTTTTCGATTGCTGACAAACGGGCATCAAATTTGTTAAAATAAGATTCCTCCATTTCGGTTTTGGTTTTGATAATTTTCTTAGGCATCTTAGCCTCCATTTTATCTTTGCCCATCATATCCTCTTCTTCTTTTTCCACCATATCTTTGGCTTCAACTTCTTCGATTTCCTCGGCTCCTTCGGTTTCAACCTCAACGATAACGCCTTGTTCGTCGACCTTAATTTTCAAACCCTCTTCGAGAATGTACTCACCCATTGGCACGGGGATGTTGCCTTCCTCGGTTACTACGAATACGGCGTTGCCGATTTCAAACGCCTCCGCTTCCATTATTGCTTGACCATCTGCGGTCTTGATTTGTGCCAATTCCACCTTTACGGCTTCCTCGGTTTCCTTGCCCATTACGATATCGTAAACACGGGAAAGGATTTCTTTTGGATTGTTCATATTTATTAAATTAACGATTGGTTTTTTTATTGTTCGATATTTGAAAGCAACTCTTTTAACTTGGCCAATATGACCTCGTCTTTTGACATTTTAGCCATTTCGGTGGATTTGTCCGCAAAGAAGCCTTCAATTGAAAATCCTTTAACCCTTCCAGTTTTAACGTATTCATTCCAAATTTCATCGTTATCGACTTTCATAGCAACGTACCAAGTACCGACCACGTCGTTTAAACCATAGGCCGCCGATTTGTCCTTTTCCATATCCACCTTAATCCACGATTCAACCAAAGTTAAACCCGCCAAATTAATTTGGTGTTCCAAGGTCGCTTTGGCTTGATTGCCACGTTTCAAATAAAGTTGTGAAGCCTTTTCGATTGTGGCCTTGGAAAAGTAAACGTAGAACTCCTCGCCATCCTGATTTCGGTAAATAGGCTTATTGGGAATTAAAGCGGGACCTAACAAAATCCGCTTTTCTAAATCCAAAGTTTTAAACTCAATCTTATGTCCGCTCAACGCTATAAAGTTGGATTCGATAGCGGGGCTTTCAACTATCGATATTGCATCGATGCCGTTGGCCAATTGCATATCATCTAAAACAAGTTCAACAATTCTCATTAGTTAATTAACGTTTAAAGTTTAGAGTGTTGCATTTTCCAAAATATGGCGGTCAAGGCTTTGTTGAGTGGTTACGTTTTGACCGACCACATAGGCACGGGTAGGTCGTTTCATTTGGGCATTCATCTCGGCTTGTAATTGTGATGTTTGCGACATTTGGCCTTGTA